CAAGCAGAGTTTGGTCTAGTAGAAGATGATGATGGCAATCTACAGTACAGCGCACATCGTCACGATTATAAAGAGTTTAAGAATGGCAATATGATTGACGGTGGTCGTGCTTACATTAGGTCAAGTATGTGTGAAGTTAAACACTACGTTGTTTGTAACGGTGAAATGACGGAGAAGAATGATGAGTAAGTTTACAGTAGAACTTGATATCGATGAAGTGGATAGCATTGTCGTACAGGTTTTAAAAGTTCAGTACAGCAATCTTGAATATGATCTTGAACGTCGGAAAGATGATAAAGAAACGCTAGGCATCTTTTTATCAAACAAAGAAGAAGATATTGCTGAAATACGGCGACACTTGGCAGCCATTGCAACTGTCTTATCTTATAACATGAGCTACAAGGATTTTGAGGTGTGGAAGAATGGAAAAGATCTTTGATCTTGAGCAGGAGGAAGAACAATGAGCCACTCTGATATTTTAAGACAAAAAGACTATGTTGTTGTAACTAGTATTTCGTCTTTTAGAATGCGCTATGTAATGCATAAGGATGATCTACAGAAGTTGAATCCTGATGAACCATGTAATCCAATTGAGTGGGCAAAGGATGTTGTTGCCGTAGATGGGTGTGAAGACTTTTCTCAAGAACACATGGGTGAATATATAGTAGACACTGCTCGCATTAATGAAGACGAGATGCTCGAGCTGTTTGATAAGGATAATGACTATCTAAAAGATTGGTCTAAAGAACAAAAAATCGAATGGGTTAGAAAAACAAGTGGATCAAGAATGGGCGACACAGAAAGCTGATGGAGAAAGAAAATGAAAGTTGAAGTTCGTAATAATAATGTTGATGGGGCATTGCGTGTCCTAAAAAAGAAATTGCAACAAGATGGTTTTTATACAGAAATGCGAGAGCGAGAATATTATCGTTCAAAGGGTGAGAAGAAACGATTGGCAAAGGCAGCTGGTCGTAGACGATGGTTAAAGGAAAGGGAGAAAAAACTCAATGAGTTCGGGTACTGAAGTCACCGAAAAGAAGACGACAAGAACAGCAGAGATTGAGTTAGAATCACACCAAATTGCCACTAAGACAACCACTCCATTACACACCACTGATTGGTATATCAAATGGGTTTCGTCGGTTATTCTTATGATAGGTATGATTCTTGCTGCAAATAATCTGTTTCCTTGGAACATTATTGTTCAAGCGATAGGGATTGCAGGGTGGTTGATTGTCTCTGTAATGTGGAATGATCGTGCGTTGATGATTGTTAACGCTGTTGGAGTTGCCATTCTTTTGAATGGTTTGGTTGCACACTGGTTAAAAGGATAAATATACCGATGGCAAAAAAGATTAAATCGAAGACAGACAACTCTGGTTGGACTGATCCCTCTAAGAAAAAGAAGGTTCGCAAGAAACGCAAACCTATGACAGAGGAGCAGAAACAAGCAGCGGCAGAACGTCTCGAAAAAGCAAGAGCGGCTCGTGCTGCAAAAAATCCCAACTATGGTCAATCTGGTGTTCATGAGAGTTTGCGAGACTTACCAGATGATGCGCCCATCAATCCAAAGAAAGTTAAGAAGTGGATTAAGACACAAAAAGAACTTGCCTCTATGGAACGGAGAAATGAAAAGAAAAATGTGAAAGGTGCTTTTGCTCGTAAATTAATCCATGAAGGATATGTTCGTAATATGCAAAAATATCTACGAGATGGTGATTGGGTTGATTATTTCTATGGTGAGCATCAAGAGAAAAAAATAGGATACATATGCAGAGCTCAAGCATATTATTGGGAAGGGCCTAAAAAGGGTGAACCAAAATTTAACGTTGGAACTTACTATCCACTTTTAGGAACAGTATACTCTCAAGAGATGTACAACGCAGACAATGGAGTACAAGATGTCGATGTGCAAAAAACCAAAACAAGAAAACGCAAACGTAATAAAAGGACCGTGGAAGGCAAAGCCAAAAAGAGAGGTCGTAATACCTGATGAGGATATTATCGAACTTCAAGAGAATATCATGTTTTGTGATAATCTCACAGAGGCAGTCATGGTTCAAATGATACATGCTCTTGGAGAGAATGGTTTTGCTGTAAATGATGAGCCGTTCTTACGAGACGTTGGTTTCATCATCGAGTCCGTAAGAGCGACATTGTATAGGGAATTGGAAATCAAACATCCTATGTCGAAAATCATGGAAGTGTTTATACATTCAAAAGTTATTGATGACAAAGATGGAGAAGCAGCAGGAGTTCACTTTAAAGTGAATGATGATAAATTGACAGAATTATTAGAGAGGCTTGATGATGGCGAAGAGAAACCAGAACCACCCAAGGTTTCATGAGGTTTTTAGTCCAACAATTATGGAGGCTAATATTCCTCAAAAATTTATTGATATTGTAAATAATGTTGGTGATGAAGTATTAAACGATGAGAAAAAAAGTGTCCAATATGATTGGTCACACAAACTTGTCGGCAAGGTTAGTAAAGAGGTACAGATACCAGTTCGCACAACAGAGGACCGAGATTTACTTTTCAAGGTGATGCGTGAGGCGTGTCTTAAATATCTAAACTATATCATTGAAAAGAATAGAGCATATTACTGGTACAAGATTGCTGGTAAAGATACGAAACCCACAGTGGACAACATTCATTTAACACATAGTTGGATTGTTAGTCAGTATGCCGGAGAGTATAATCCATATCACCATCATAGTGGAGATTTGTCAGCAGTTTTATATCTGAAGCTGCCACCTAACATGGAAGATGAGTGGCGAACAGAGATGACAGACCACTATCCAACGAATGGATTTATTGAGTTTATGTTTGGTGAGAACCAAGATATGAGAAGTGACACATTTAAGTTCAAACCACAGGTTGGCAAAATACTAATGTTTCCATCTTATCTCAAACATTTCGTATACCCCTTCTATAGTGAAGGTGAACGCAGGAGTATGAGTTTCAACGCTCATTTTAAAGTGTAATGTGGATTGAAAATTTTAATTTGAGTAGACATAATGACGACTGTCTTAAAGCTATTGACAAGTCGATGGTTGGTGAGTATCATTTGGTAACAGGTTTGAGCAGTTATGAGGTTGATAGAGAGTTTCTATTTAAAGGGGAACTAAAACCTTTGATGATGAAAGTCCAAGAGTGTATTAACGAATATATTCGACCACATGAAGAGCTGATCAAAAAGAAAATTTTAGAACCAGTGGTCATATCATCTAGTTGGTTTAATATTCTGGGAAAAGGACAAAGAGTTGAAAGACATAGACATGTTGAATCTTGGAATGATCGTAACGGTAGTGTAGTTAGTGGAGCGTATTATCCCTATGTTGATCCTAATAGCGCTCCATTGATCTTTACCTTCCCACAGGGCAAAACGATAACCATGCCTTGTGCGAGTGGTTCTTTAGTTATATTCCCAAGTTGGGTTGACCATCATACCGTTGAGAATAAAACAGACAAACGCATTACTGTTAGCTTTAACACTGTTAGAAAAAGCGTAGTGCTTGAAAAGTTCCCTAATTCAGTCAAAGAGGCTGAGGAGAGATTGAGAGAAAATAATGATTCTAGTTGATATGAACCAGATTAGTCTGGCTAGTGTAATGATGCATTTGAACATAACTAAGAGAGATAGTGTAGAGCCAGGTATGGTTCGACACATGATACTTAACTCTCTTCGCATGTATCGTCAAATGTTTAATGAGGAATATGGTGAATTAGTTATCTGTTACGATTCTAAACACTATTGGAGACGAGACTATTACCCAGAGTACAAGGCGAGTAGAAAGAAAACCAGAGACTCGTCTGGTCATGATTGGGACGATATCTTTGAGTTTCTTAATATGATGAAAGAAGAGATTAAAGATAATTTTCCTTACAAGGTTCTAGAGGTCTATGGTGCAGAGGCTGATGATATCATTGCTACACTGTGTCAGGAACTAGAGTTTGATAATGGAAAGACGTTGATCTTATCTGGTGACAAAGACTTTGTGCAGTTACAAAAATATAGGAATGTTACTCAATACAGCCCTATCACCAAGAAATTTGTGAACGGTATTGATCCCAATGAATATCTGTATGAGCATGTTCTAAAAGGTGACACAGGCGATGGTGTTCCAAATGTTCTGTCTCCCGATAACACTTTTGTTGATGGATTGAGGCAAAAACCTCTCAGCAAGAAAAAGATTGCAGAGTGGGCTGGACCTATGTGTGAGCAGATGTTACCTAATGATGAGGTTAAGAGAAATTATCAAAGAAACAAAAAACTAATTGATTTGAGAGAATCACCTATCGAACTATTCATGGAATGCAAAAAGGCATATGATGAAGCTCCAGAAGGTGACCGTAGCAAACTACTAAATTATTTTATAAAGAATCGACTTCAAGAGTTGATGAACAGTATAGGAGATTTTTGATATGCCATATACACCACTAATGTCTGAAATTTTGGACAAAGTTGCGAAGGCGAAGACAAAGAAGCAGAAGGTTGAACTGTTACGACAGCACAACACAGATGCGTTGAGAATGGTTCTCAAGTCATCATTTGATCCAAGGATTGAATGGGACTTACCAGAGGGGGATGTTCCTTACACACCCAATGAGGCTCCCGAAGGCACCGAGCATAATATGCTCGTCCATGAGGCAAGGACATTGTATCATTACATCAAAGGTGGTAATCCAAAATTGACGCAGAATCGAAGAGAGAACATGTTTATTCAACTCTTAGAGGGATTGCATCAGTCTGAGGCAGAGATCGTTATCTCAGCAAAAGACAAGGGATTGCACCGTAAGTATAAGGGTCTATCTGCAAATGTGGTCAGAGAGGCATTTGGTTGGACAGAAGACTACATGCAGCCAGAACCGACTGAAGTCCTACCCGGCCACGAACAAAGATTCTAACTTTTTTTCAGAATCCTTTTGAATCAATGACTTAGACGCTACGATTTCCCTTGACAATATCCTTCATATGTCGTATTATATGTATAGTGATGATGAACAAGAGGTTCAAATGATTGGTGTCGAAGTTACTGGTGGTTTGAAGAAGGACCGTGAACTGGCGGACGAGATTGTCTGGTGGTGCATGGACATGCTGATGCCCCGTCACCGCACTTTAGATATCACTGTCAAGTTCACCAAGACTTTCGAGGACGGTGCCCAAGGGTTCTGTTATCAGGGTGATGATGATCGTGACTTCACGATTGAGGTTGACCATCGTTTGAGCCGTGCCACTTCTAAAGAAGAGTTCATTGAGTGCATCATGCATGAGATGGTTCACGTTTGGCAGGGTGCCACTGGTCGGATCAAAGACAAGTTTCGGGGTGGATACAAGAAACTCTGGAAGTGTAAAGACGGTAAGTATCGGAACTATCTGAACACTGCCTACGAGAAACAGCCTTGGGAAGTTGAAGCATACAAGATGCAGGGTCCGTTGACTAAGGCATTCATGAAAGAATATGGAGTTAAATGATGAATAACATCGACATGGTTGATATGGATATCCTCAGAGATGAGCGGTATGACCTTGAGTGTTTCATCTATGACATGCACAAGGTTGCGTATGGTGTCAAGGGTCGGCACTATGACTTCAAATCCATGTCAATGGAAGACCTTCGCAAAGAGGCAGGCCGTATCGCTGATGCGGTAGCAGTCGCAGAGGCAGAAGAGGCACATTCTGCCGAGGTCGCCATTGCTGATTTTGAAGCAACTGTTGGTGAGACTATCGAAGCCGGTGCGGGTGACCGTGAAAACGCTCTCCGTTGGATGGCAATGGAAGAAACATTTTACGGGAAACAGGATGTCGAGCATTGGGTATATAGCTGGGGTTTCCTGTTCACTTCTCACGGCAAAGCTGTCGTAGAAGAGTTGATGAAAATTGTAACTTTTAAGGAGTTTGATGATGAGTAAGATGAAAAATTATCTGATGGATATCGAAGAGTTCTGTGATGGATACGGTTTCGGTGGTGATGAGTTTGACTTTGATGAAGTCGCAGCGGCCGCTGATAAAACTTTTCGGTCAACCATGGCTGGTGATTATGCCAAAGATTATCTCAAAAGGCAGTATGGTGAATGAAGGAACTTATAACTGCTGGACTGATGTTTGTTTCTTCGCCTATTGAACTATTAAACGAAAAACATATTTACAGTTCAGAAGAGCATATTCAATGCCTCGCTGTGAATATGTATCATGAGGCAAGAAATCAAGGCACAGCAGGAAGACTTGCTGTTTCTGCTGTTGTGATGAATAGAGTGAATGACAGGAGATTTCCAAACTCTGTGTGTGAGGTGGTCCTTCAATCACAGATGAAAAAATCATGGAAAACTGGATTGCCTGTTCCTATCAAAAACAAGTGTCAATTCAGTTGGTATTGTGACGGTAAATCAGATGAGGTAAAAGATAAAGAATCTTACAAAAAGATACTTGACTTTGCTCGTCTAATGATGCATAATGATATAAGATTCGTTGATATAACTGATGGTGCTACACACTACCATGCTGATTATGTCAGTCCATCTTGGGCTAAAACGAAAACGAGAACCACAGAGATTGGTGACCATATTTTTTATCGATGGGAGAAGAAATGAACAAACGACTTGAGAATAAAATTACCCGATGGTATGACAAGAGTGTTGGCACTAGAGTTCAGTTAGCAAAACACTGGTATAGATGGATTACATATGGCTGCACTCAATGTTATGTTGAGAACTGTGGTTGTGGCCCTAATAATGGTAATATCAATGAACCTAAAGGATTTGGTGAAATTGCAGAATATGCATACGATAATTATGGAGATATGTACAAGAAATGACATTTGATGAATACCAAGAGTTTGCGAAGACCACTGCTATCTATTCAGACAATGCCAAGGTAGTGTATCCAACACTAGGGTTGTCTGGTGAGGCTGGTGAGGTTGCAGAGAAGGTGAAGAAGAATATCCGAAAGAGTAAGTTTGGTTCTTTCGAGTTCTATGGTAATGAACTTGATGACATTGCCAAGGAACTGGGTGATGTTCTGTGGTACTTGTCAGCACTCTCTAGTGACATTGGATACTCACTAGAAGACATTGCTCAAATGAATATGGAGAAACTGAAATCTCGACAAGAGCGCAATAAAATTGAAGGTGAAGGTGACAACCGATGAATATTTTCTATCTAGACCGTGACCCTGTGATTGCTGCACAGATGATGTGTGACAAGCATGTGGTGAAGATGATACTAGAGAGCGCACAAATACTCTCCACTGCACACCGTGTTCTTGATGGTGACGACTATGCTGACCAATATGGTCTATACAAAATGGCTCACAAAAACCATCCCAGCACCATTTGGGCTCGTTCTGGTGGGTTGAATTACCTTTGGCTGTATAATCATATGCGAGCTCTTATGCAAGAATACACACATCGTTATGGCAAAATTCATGCTTCAGAAAGATTAAACATGGGATTGTCCGGCCGCCCTCAAAATATGGATGAGAACACTCCTTTCACTGACCCACCTCAATGTATGCCACCATACTGTAAAGGTGAGAATACGGTGATGGCATATCAAACATACTATATACTAGAGAAATCGAGGTTTGCAAAATGGACGAAGCGTTCAATACCGGAGTGGTTTAATGGTCAGGGAACCGTACTGGGACTATATGAGTCGGAGACTTAGAGAGGAAGAGCCAATGTTCAATAATTCAACACATCGTTCACTTCATCTAAAGTTAGATGACCATGAAAAGCAGAAGATGACAGCAGTTTTTGATCAAGTGGATATTTTAAAAAAAGAGGTTTCACAATTACAAGAGAGTTTGCAAAACACATACATAAGAATAAAAGAACTAAGAGCCCAAGTTGAATATTATGAGAAACGTAATGGGCCACAATTGGAGTTTAAATTTTAATGCCGACATATACATTTTTTAATGAACAAAGTGGGATTGAGTATGACGAAATGATGACCATTGCTGAGATGGAAATTTTTGTCAAAGATAATCCACATGTCAAACGAGTGTGGCATGGAAACGCTCCAGCTATGGTCGGTGATCATGTGATGGGAGTTGGTCCAAAGAATGATTCTGGATTCAACGATGTGATGAAAAATATTGCATCTAAACATCCTGACTCGCCTATGGCAGATAAGTATGGTAGTGGTAAGAGTACCAAACGTCTTCAAGCAGAAAACATTTATAATAAACATAAAAAGAGAAAATGATGGCAAAAAAGGTTAATAAAGAAATCAGTCTTGACAGTCTAATTGATATCAAACCTATAACAGATAATCAAAAAAATATATTTGATACTTGGAAAAAGGGTAAAAACCAATTTCTGTTTGGCTCTGCTGGAACCGGAAAAACTTTCGTATCCCTTTACCTTGCTCTAAAAGAGGTTCTTGATCTAAAGGGAGATGCAGATAAAGTTATTCTGGTGCGCTCTCTTATACCCACAAGAGAAATTGGTTTCTTGCCGGGTGACGAGGAAGACAAGGCAGCTCTATATCAAGTGCCGTATCAAAATATGGTTCGGTGGATGTTTGAGATGCCAAACGAACAGGCGTTCAATAACCTATATGATAAGTTGAAGGCGCAAGGGACTTTGTTCTTTCTGTCAACTTCTTTTCTAAGGGGGTTGACATTTGATAACAGTATTATTATAGTGGATGAATGCCAGAACTTAAACTTTCATGAACTCGACACGATTATAACCAGAGTAGGACAAGACTCAAAAATTCTTTTCTGTGGAGATTTTAATCAAACTGATTTGCAAAAGACAAATGAGAAAAATGGATTGCACGATTTTCTTAAAATTTTAGAACAGATGGAAGAATTTAATTGCACTGAATTTAATCTTGGAGATATCGTTAGGTCTGGTTTTGTGAGGAGTTATTTAATCAATAAGATCAAACTGGGCGTGAACTTTGACTAACGTATATATAAAACCAACTCAAGAGGGTTGGCCTGAATTTGTAATGAAATACCCTGTGAAGGTCAAACCTCTCAAGGGAACAAACGTTGACACGTTTAATGAATTGTTAGAAAATGACATAAGGGATGCGGGGGATAGACTCAATCAAACTACAGCTGCAAAATGTCTGATGACACGTTGGGATATGGATCAACAATATGACTCATTCAAAAAGTTAGGTGAGTTGGTCATTAATCTTGCGAAGACAATGCCACTTGCAAACGCAACAAATGAGAATGGTGATCCTAGACAATATGATTACAAGGTTCAAGATTCGTGGGCGTTGATTTATACCAAGGGACAAACTTGTAAACCACACCAACACTGGCCTCACGCATGGAGTTTTACTTATTGTGTTAAGGCGTGTGAAGATTGTGCTCCGTTAGTCTTTCCAGATGTAAACACCGAGTACAGTGTAAAACCACAGACAGGTCAATTAATACTGTGGCCTGCTGGATTGTATCACTCTGTTCCAGAACAAGAGTGCGACCACGAAAGAATCATGGCGGTTGGTAATTTAATTGTTGATTGGGAGAAGAGTGTGCAATCTGTCACTAAATACCAACTAACACCAGCACCGAAGGGAGAATAATTATGAACGTAGATAAACTAAGAAAACAATTAGAAATTGATGAGGGGATTGTTCATGAAATTTATCTTGACCATCTTGGTTACCCTACTTTTGGTATTGGCCATCTGGTTACGGAATCAGACCCAGAAAATGGACTTGAAGTGGGCACCGCCGTTTCTGTTGAGCGATGCGCTCAAGCCTTCGAATCAGATATCCAAGGAGTCTTGCGAGACTGCAACATCCTTTACCCAGACTTTGACGATTTGCCAGAAGAAGCTCAACAAATAATTGCAAACATGATGTTCAATCTAGGTCGTCCAAGATTGTCTAAATTTGCTGGAATGAAACGTGGGGTGGACGCAAAAGATTGGAATGCCGCCGCTGATGAGATGGTAGATAGTCGCTGGTATCGTCAAGTTGGTGCGAGGGCAGAGCGTTTAGTAAATAGGATGAGAGAGATAGAAAGCTGATATGATGTCTTTTAATCATGTGTCGATTGAAATACCAGAACTAAAAACTAAGACCATCAACAAAAAACGATTCTATGTTACACCGAAGGGATACTATCCTTCAATCACCACAGTCTTGTCTAATCGCAAGAAAGAGGGATTGTGGGAGTGGCGTAAGCGTGTTGGTGCAGACGTTGCAAACTACGTTGCAAGAACTGCCGCTGCAAGAGGCACCAAGGTTCACCACATGTGCGAGGATTACCTAAACAATGTTCATGTAGAGTGGCCTGATAAATGGAAAGAGCATGAGCGACAATTTCTCGCACATTGTTTGTTCAATCAACTTAAAGAAAAAGCACTTTGCAACATAAATAATATATACGCACAAGAGGCTGGACTATACAGTGACAAGTATCAAGTTGCTGGTCGAGTTGATTGTATCGCAGACTATAAAAATAAGTTATCAGTCATTGACTTCAAGACTTCCACAAGGGAGCGCACAGATGATTGGAACGAAAATTATTACATACAAGGTGCCGCTTATGCAGAGATGTTTGGTGAGCGAACTGGAATTATGATTGATCAAGTGGTTATTCTTGTCGTTACAGAGGATGGCACTGTTCAAGAGTTCGTAAAGAGCAAACATGACTATCTTGGGTTTTTGTCTGAGGCGGTCCAAGATTGGAGAAAGGAAAATGAAATACCTACTGACGGTATTAATGATGATAGGATTGTTCTGGCCAACGGCTAGTTTATCAAAAGACCCACCAAGAAACTATGTGTGGTCAAAAGGAGATTATGTTACTGCTGCTATCGTTTGTAGAGATGAGGAAACTATTCTAAAAGTTCTGAAAGCAGATACA